GAGTCCAACTATCTCGCCTCACTCGAAGAGAACCTTTACTACAGTACGCCTGGGCGTCTTATGGCTGTGTGGCCTTCGAGGTTCCCAACGCGTGCCGATGAGGTGCCCTATCTGCGTAACCCAGAAGCTCTGGCCAACAAGGTTTATATGGGGCGCATGGGCAACGTAGCTCCAGGTGATGGATGGCGCTATCGTGGCTCTGGGGCCATAGGAGTAACTGGGGCGGACAACTTCCGCGCCATACAGAAGCTCACCGGCATTCCCATATTTGATCATCCAGAACTGTTACGTGCGCCAACTAAGGAGGCCCTGCGGGTGTGCATAGCCTGGTGGGAGGGACACGTTCCAGACTCAATAATGGGCAATGGCCGACTGGTGCGCAAGCAGGTTAACGGCGGGGTCATAGGCTTGGATGACACGTTGCGCCTAACCAGCAAGGCGCATCAGGCGCTAGAAAGCACGATTCCACCCACCGTATAGCCACCTAGCCCACCTGGAATCGGGCTAAAAAGCACTAGAGTGAGTAATCATGCACTAAACGACAAAAGGGCGATCCATACGTATGGATCGCCCTTTTTTATGGTCAAAAAAGACCTCTGGATTTTGGATTACAGAATTCGCGCCACTTTGTATAGGCCAGAGTCATTTCTGGGCCATGATTCCATACGGGTGTCGGTATGTCAACTTGTATATCCTTGACAAGCTTAACCAGCGTACGGTTAAGCTGCAAGACATCCTTTCTAGCCCGCATCTCTCGCCTAAACTCAGGATCGTTATCTAGCCACTGTCTGAGTGACCCGTGGGTCTTTAGTCCCCTTATGGCCTTGGCCTTGCTGACAAGACTTTGGATGTTGTCTATCTTGTCTCCAGCCAGAGTCTGTAGGTCAACACAGAGACTAGGAGGCACCCCAAAGATACGCTCAACGTCTGTGTGTCGGATCCATGTCGGTTCTGGCTTTGTTATAGGATCTATTAGCGCTACCCCTGGGCGCAGATACTGGTAGGCATCCTTATCGCGTACGGATATAGTAACCTTAGGATTATTTGTCGCTACTGAACACAGAACATCATCGGCCTCATACTTTGACAGCTGTACCGAAGGCAGTCCGCAGCACGCAAGATATTCCATTAGACCACCTAGATGGTCATAGCACGAAGGCCCATCTTCGTGAAGTTTACCTTTGTGTCGGTTACTCTTGTACTCCTTATACAAACCGTATCGAAAAACACGGTTGCCGTCAAAGGCCACAATCACGCGCCTGGCTTTAACAAATATGGCATCCTTGCATACCATAGACACAAAGCGTCTGGCAATTGCCGCAGTTGGATTCACTGAGCTACCCTGGGTAAAAAAAGCTCGGTGTAGGAAGAAATTACCGTCAATGCCCAGGATCATTGCAATACCCGGTTACGATTTTGCTGAATGCGCATCATTACCGGAGCTTCGCCTAGTTCCAGACTGTTGCCCATGTGATCCTCAAACGTCAGGATTACCTCCCCATAGTGTGGAGTTATGGCCTCACGTAGTTTCACGATAAACTCCTCAGGGGTAGGTGCGCTTTGCGCCACCATGCGGGCAACGGTTGCGGTAAACAGCGCAAACTCTTTTTGAGACACTGGATTATGGCAGAGAGTTTGCGCGAATATCGAGGTAATGCAGTAGGCCTCAGGCTGCATAGCTGATATGCGCCTGAACAAGCTGCGCACCCGCATTGGTAAAGATCACGTTGCCAACAACACCCGAGTCAATCATCATCAGCTTGGTTACTGGCAGTGTAAGCTCGGTTGTGCCAACAGTCATAGTAACCTGTACCGGGCCAGAGACCTGAATAACAAGCATCTTCGTCTGCGGAACGACGATGGTAAGCGCGGCTGCGGCCGCAATTTCAACGTATTGATCGTTGACCACAGCGCCAGAATAGTAGGAAATGGTGTGCCCTACGTTTCGGCGTATTTGATTTTGCCCAAGGTAGATGTCCGCGGCAACAGTCAGTGCCTGATTGAGCTGCGGGTTTTGTAACTCAGTAATAACAAAGTTTGTCATCGTAATTTCGCCTTAATTTCCTGTTCGGTTTCATAGTCTTCACGACAGTCTGCGTCACAATACAGTCCGGTAGGGACCTGCGCGTTGCAGTACAGGCAGCGCCCTCGTTTTATCTCAGGCTTTGCGGTGCGGTTGTGAATGTCAATGGCTTCGTCAGTGAAGTCGTGCACACTGGTAATGTCTGCTGCGTCCATATTTACAGTTGACCCTTATCGAGTTAAAAGTTTATATATTTCAGCTTCAGTGACGTGCTGACCTAGGTCGTACAACGCCCACAGCCGATTTGCAAAGTACCGCCGCTGGTCTACTCGGTAATAGCTGGCCTGGCGACGGTAACATTGCACCTCAGCCCATAGTCGATAGCGCCATACGAAGGTGTAAAGTCCAGCGTGAACCCCAGCACTACCAACCAGCACTAACGGCCAGTACAGACTTACTGAGGCCAACTGAGGTAGCGTTACCATGATAACGGACAGCAGCGCACCCAGCAGAATCCAGACGAAAAACTGCGCAACGTGCAGCTCCTCATGCTTTTGCAGACCCACGTCATCGCGGTAGGCCTCTCGAATTCTTATGACTGGGCCTGTGGCCATGCCCGCGAAGTCAGAGTGCATAGTTGATACGTAAAAAGTTAATGGGTATTTCATGATTAAGCTATTGAAGAATAAATAGGTACGAATCCTAACGAATTTCCTGAGGCATCAAAGACCTCCATCTTCTTGATGACTGCCCCAGGAGTTGTGGCCGAGACTGCATTTCCTGTTCCAAGCCCACCCTGGGCAACGATCTTCTCGCCTGCTTGAGTACGAAGCAGTGACGAGGAAACACGAGTTAGAGTGGTGCCCGCACTAATGTATTTAGAGTTATTGCACCACAGAGTGAATACCTGCGCGGCCACAAGACCCGTAAGTGCTGATGGGAAGGTTAGGCGCACGTTTGCGCCTGACAGGGACACTGTACAGGTTCTGAACTTGCCTAATGAGGACTCAAACAGGAAACTATGCGCTGTAGCGTTGGCAACAGTGGTCGCTACCTCGCCTGGTATCAGCAGCTGCCACTGGGCCTGGGTTATTTCCACGTAAAGATTGGTCACGCCTACGGCGGCCAACACAGCACTTCCCGCATACGAGTAGTTGCTTTGCACCGACCAGCGGTTGTCCGCGCGTAAAGTGAGTACAGTGTAGTCGCCCTTGTTATCCGCCTCTGACACGATCTGCTGATAGGTAGGAAACGGGTCAAGGCCCGAGGCAGGCTCAACATCCGCCCACTGATTCACGTATCGAATGGGAAACTGCTGGGCCCCAGTGGTCAGGATATTGAAGATAGCGTTGGCCCTGCCAAGCTTAAGGAACAGCGAGAACGTGAACGTGGTAGGAATGTCTGAGCCCAAACTTGGATATTTATCCTGAGGCAGTGGGAGAGCAGCCAGGGCAAACAAGACGCCTGCGTCTGTGCGTAGTCCAACTTCGCCGAACGTGAACGGTCCGGCTTGCGCTGGTATTGTGCAGTTAATTAGCATTGACCCGTCAAGCTGATTCGCGTATGCGGTTATGGCCGCCGTGTACAACGTGCTGCCGTGCAGTGCTGTATCTGTACCCAGTGGTGTGTACCCACTGGCCGAACCCACGTCGAACGTAGCCAGTGTGATCTTTATACCGTTAGCTGCCGCGTTTACGGCCAACGCGAGACCTGCGTCGGTTACGGTTAATGTTGCAGTAGTCATTTAAATTCTCGGTTATAGGCCTGCTGAGGTGAGTCGCGTTTTGATCAGGTCAAGCTCACTGCGTAGCGCCTCGATAGTTGCCTGTTGCTCCTGTACAGCCCGAACAAGCGGGGCAATAAATTCGTCGTAGCCTAACGACAGCACATCCTCGCCGCCGTTTACCTTGTGGTCTTGAACACCCCCAAAGTCAGCACCTAAGGCTACCACGTCCTGTGCAATAAAGCCGTGATGAAATCGCGTGCGCTTTTTACTGCCATCGTGGGTAAGATTCCCAGGTTTGCAGGCATCGTGATACTGACTTATAGCCAGCCGATAGACATCTTGCTCAGCCTCGTAAGCGGCGAGGTCCTGAGCATATGTTGGAGAAGCCTCGTCTGGCCGTTCCAGACTGGGCTTTTTGGGGGGCATCGGCTGATAGTCTGCACGCAGGTCCCATCGGTAGTCTACTGGGCGTAGGCTCATGACAAAACTCAGACCTAACGTGGTATCACGCACGTCTGCCTTGTCTCGAATATCTGAACGATTTTGCACAGTGCCGTAAACGTAGGTTGTTGTAGACGCGTTCCCGAGCTGAACCTGATCGTTGCCTGTAACTTGCGCGTTATACCCAACACCTGTTGCATTGTCTAACGCACTGCCAGCGCTTAGGGCAAACGTGCCTAACGCAGAATTGCCGACCCCTGTTGTGTTGCTACTCAGAGTGTCTGCGCCTATGCCAACGTTTGATGCACCCGAGGTGCACGCTGTCATAGACTGGATACCAATAGCAATATTTTGTGCGCCTAATCCTGAGTTAAGCAGCGTTGACTTGCCGATAGCTATGTTGCCGCTACCGCTAGTGTTAGTTTGCAGGGCCATGACACCTATGGCAACATTGTCAGTACCCCCGAAAGTGTCCCTGGCAGCTTCAAAGCCCACGGCAATGTTGTTACTCGCCGTGTTGTTTCGCAGAGCACGGGCGCCCACAGCAACGTTTCGGATACCGATAACGTTCAGGAGCAAAGCTTCAGCACCCACAGCAGTGTTAGACTCACCTGTGTCGTTTGACTGCAAGGCCCCAGCACCAATCGCAGTATTTAGACCCCCTGTAGTATTCGCTAGCAGGGTGTCAAACCCGAATGCGCTATTCTGGCCCCCAGTGGTTGTTGACTGAAGGCTCCCTGACCCGAAGGCCTCGTTGGTAACCACGCTGCTGGTTCCCTGATTGTGCAAAACCGCAGGGTTAAGCAAAACATAGACACCCCAGGTTGCGTTGTATTGCAGTACCATCCAACGATCTACGTGAATATCGTCTACACTCAGGTAGTTGTTGGAGTTTTTTCTAACCGGAACTGGGGCTATGGGCCCACTATTAGGCGTAAATGTCACAGTGTCTGACGTGTTGGCGTAGGCGGCCTTAACCATAAGCAGTGAGCCATCAGAGACAGCCATAACTGGCGGGCTAAAAGTTGCGGTAATAGCGTTTGCCGTGCCACCAGTAGAGACCGCAACAGCCGCAGACGAGGCCATATAGGCGATAGCCTCGGCAAGCTGAGTCCAGTTATCAGTATCTGGGGTCAGACCTGCCTTGACAATGACTGAGGCCTGAGCCAACAAAATACGGTTGTAAAGCTCGGCCATGTTGTTGGACGCAGTTGCAGGAGAGGTGCCATCGGTAACACCTGTGTGGGCCACATTGAAAGGCGCCGGAGTGTTTGCACCTGGAGTAAATAACGCAGTTGGGCCAATGCCGGGAATGAATGAAACTAAGTTCATGATGAATCCTATTTAAAACGGTAAAACAGTTGGAACGGTAAGAGGCGAGCCTACTTTATTAAGCCAGCCTCCAACTTTTGAGTGCACAAGTAGCGGGTAGTAGTCTGACACCAAAGCCGCAGAGTTGTTAATAGCGCCTTGGGCGGCCACGACATCAGCCTGCGTTGACCCTGTGATAGGCGTGTCAATTCGATTGATGACCAGATTGTAATTACAGATTTCGTAAAACAGTCGACCAACAACCAAGGTTGACACTGGTATTGATGAAGGTACAGAGATGTCTACGTGTGTGGTTGGAAACCACGGGCGCGGGTCATCTGTTTGCGGAGTGACGCTGCCAAGCTGCGTTAGAGGCTGACCTACACCTGAGATAAACACTCCGTCTTTCCAGCCGCCTACAACAGAGTGTTTTGGGCTAGGGATAAAGCTATTAGAGGTTTGTCGTCCTGGTGTATAGACAAACTCGTTTCCATCTCCAGGGTAGGGAGCAAAGTTTACATAGTCCTTTGTCCACAACGGAATCAGCACTAAGTTTGTACCAAGACAAAAATTCAAAAAGTCAATCGTTGAATTCTTGCCCTTGTCGTACCAGTATGATCCTAGAAACTTTGCCAGAGTTCGATATCCAACCTCGTCTATTGACTCAGCAGTTGACAGACTCATACCAAGCATGTTGACCTGCTGAACCACTGTAGCATGATCTGGGCCACTCCAGTCAGCGAAGCTAAGCATCTGACCGTGCGAGATTTTGACTTCAGTGCCCTTGGCCGTGGTCCACATATTGCGAATATTCTGCAATGTGTACAGAGGAGCCTCGACTGTTGAGTCGAATACCTGATCTATCGCGTCAGCGTACTTTACGAAATACGGGTTGCTTGCCAGATACGGTGGCAGTAAAATCGATTTTGGAACTCGATAAAATCCTGCGCGTATCTCCTCGGGTGTCTGCGGCAGATCCTGAGTGTAGGTGAACTTCACGATAGTGTGTCCCTTATAGGAAATAGCGCGTTACTCTGACGCTTAGCATAGTAGGCGTTCACCGTCAGCGTTCCCAACGCGTTATAGCGTACTGACAAATCGGAGTACGCGGAAATTGGGATTACTGCAGGCGTAAACCCACCAGTGTCTGTGAAGGACGTAACGTTTCCTGACAGCAGCGCAACTATGCCCAAGGCCCCGGCCTTACGACCCCAGACAATGTACTGCACGGCATCAGTTACCTTTGTGGCGGACCAGTCAAGCACAACAGCGCTGGCCGGAGACAGTACCTGTTGATACGACCAGGTTGATGGGGTTCCAACGTCAAGAACTGCGTTAACCCCGTTCAGAATAACGCTAAAATTGTCTGACGTATTCCCAACGCCGGTGGCTAGCAGCTGATCGCCTACACCAACGGAAGTAGTTAACATTGACACTGGGTCAGTTATTACCCCAGGGTTGCTGACAATCCAGTATTGGCCAACGTAAGTGGCAGTCGGCCAATATGTTAGGGATGACGCATCAATCAGCCCAACAAAATTTTCACTCTGCTTTGGCACACTTGTAGCAACTGAGTAGCTGTACACAAGTGGTGTAAGCACACCAGCCCCAGGAACTTCTCGACAAAAGATTCTGGGTGACGTTGGCATACTTACCCGCATAGCGTGCGTCGGGGCGTTGACCTCAACGTAGCTAATTTGCCCCGGGGCTGCACGCATAGCGGTCTCCACAAGGTCTGACGGAAAAAAGTCAGTCAGTAGTAGTCCAGGCCTTGGCCCTAACAGCTTTGTTATAGCGTTGGCGCTTAGGGTCTTTACCGACTCAAGACTTGTCACTGAGTTAAAGCAGTACACCGATATATCAACATTGGTCACCACAGGGGTAGGAGCTTGCCATATAAACTTGGTGCTAAACATCGTAACTGCCTCGGCATACGCGAGAAAGTCGTCTATCTGCAACTGAGTCCAAGGACTTGAGGTTAGCGCGGATACGCGAACTACGTTCATCCATTCAAGAGCCGCAGGATTTATGTCTCGCTGTGCCTGTGTAACTGCGTCAACTATACCTGGGTAGTTATTCACAACCGTCTGGTACTGGGACTTTGTAACGCCCGAGCTGAACGTGCCAAACGTCCCAGTACCGAAATTCTTGTAGGCAACGGTACTCTTGGTGTCCGCGCCACCTGTTGGGTTACTCACGAACGTGGCGGTAACCGTAGGGTAGGCTGCGGCCAGTACGGCCGAGCCCACTAGAACTAAGCTATTTGTGGAGGCACCCTCTGTTTTTGCGTAGGTTATACCAACCACGTCATTGACGTTGGGTATTGCGCCGTAGCCTCCACTGCCAAACTGAATCAGCAGACGTCCGTCGCTTAACGTTCGATCCGCGTAGGCCTGCTGTACAGTGCCTCCCCCCGTAGGCGACTGTGGAAAGTTCCATAATCCACCAAAGGTCTTTTGCAAAGGTGTTCCGTTCAGAGTAACCACAACGTCTTGATCGCTTACTGAGAAGTTAGCATCCTGCGACACCCACGTCTGAAGGTTCGAGCCAAGTCCATTCAGGAATGTCTCAACCAGCAGCCCCTGTTTCAACACGACGGTCAATGGAACGTTGGTGCCAAGAGTTATCGGGTCTGGGTTAAACCAACTTACGCCTGCCCCTGAGAACTGGCTATACGCTGGTAGTGTAACTGGTGTGCTAGACACCATAGTAACAACAACCGATGCAGGCATCTTTCTCGATAGACGCACGCCCTGCATATCGGTTATAGCAAGTATCGCAGAATCGGATTGTGCTGTTTCCGAGAAGGCGTCCTCTTTTATTCGGTTAATCTTCGCCGTGATAAGTGTCCCTATGGTACTTATCAGCTCGATCAACGTTTGACTTGTCTGTGTGGTTATGCCCGTTGACCACATGCCAGTCTTCTCTAATATGGTCTGTAACTGCTGAACAAACTGCGTCTGATCTACTGTAAGCGAGGACAGACTTGTGATGTCCATAGTGGTAAGCTGAAACGTGTGAATCAGCGTGGCCGACGTTGGGGCGTTGCTATCCGAAATTTCTATGACGATCGGTGTCAGTCCAACCTGTGTCGGAGTTCCAGATAGTAGCCCTTGGCTGGACATGAGCAGTCCATCAGGCAGAGTACCGCTGATAATCGCAAAGTTGTATGGGGCCACGCCTCCTGTGGCTACCAGCTGAAACTGGTACGCTAGATTCAGCGAGGCTATTGGCAGAAGAGTTGTGCTTACCGCTAGTGTCATAGTGCGACCTGAAATTTAATTTGTTGGGAGGAGGAAGAGAACGGGGTACGCAGAGCTATCGCTACTTGATACCCTGGTAGCGAGGTGTCCACGCTAATACGCGTTTGTGCTTGATCAACCTGCACCTGAGGCACCCACTTTTCTATTGACTGAATCATGAAGATTTCCATCTTCTTGGCCGTCAGGTCACTCAGCGGTTCCTGAATAAACTGTAGCCAAAGAGAACCATACGTAGGCTGGAAGGTTCTGGATCGCTGCCCTGGCATACAATTTAGGAGATTGAACAGACTAGAGTTTATTATTGCCAACTGATCTGGTAGCCTGTCTGGTAGATTGTCTAGCGTGTAACTACTGTTTACATCGATCCAAGTTGCGCCTGCCAACTTCAGCTGGTATGCTGTAACTTTCATACGTGCCCTTATACGACAGGACCAGAAGTGTCTGGCCCAGACTTAACGCCAGAATGACGACTGGTATCTCCGACATCCTTGCCATTGTTGTGCAAAGTACCTGTAGTGCTCACATCGCCAACTACGGTCAGGTTCCCGTTAAACTGAAACCCTGGCGCTGTGAAATTGACGGGCGAGGCTGCGGTCACTGCGAGACCTCCCGCAGGACTAATGTCAATAGTTACCCTGGCCCGGGCCACGAACTGAATATCGCCGGTTTCAAGGTTCACTCGCAGCTTGTTGCCTAGTGGGTCGACAAAGCCCCAAGTTTTTCCCGACATGAACTCAGGATGTGATCCGCGTCCTGCACTTAGGTACATGGGATAATGACTATCGCCACCCTGTAGGAAGACTAACACGTCAGATCCTACTGCCGGAGCTCCGTAGACACCCCAGCCTGAACCAATGCCGAAGGGTGATATTTTTACGGGGCCTGCCCAGGGCACTTCTCCTGTCGTTGGATCATACAGTCCAGGAACGCCCACCTGAACTCGATCCTGATTCAGGGGGTCCGCGTTGTTGTAAACCTTGCCAACCATAGGGCGACCCTCATAGCCTCCCAGAAGCTCCAGATTATTCTGTGTTGTGTCAAACATTATTTTTCCAATCCATTTTTTGCAGCAACGATTTTTTCGTGATAGCTTGTACCCGCGATGTAGATAACCTTGGCCTTGACAGTGTACTCGCCGTCGTAGCTGGTGTTGCCATAGTCACTTGGAGCTACGTGCTTGAAGTTATCGAATATCTCGAATGGCACCTGGTAACCAAACAGGAAGTTACCATCAAGAGAATTGAGCAGATCAAACCTAGTATTTTGGTATTTAGCTCTTTCATATTTCGGATGTACGTTACCAAAGTCAACTGGGCTGTAACTTATGCCCATGCGTTGAGCCCCGTCCCTAACGTTTTGGTTCAATAGGGGCAGCTGTGAGTCGGAGTTGTACTGAATTTGACTTTCCTCGGAGTCTTGACCTACCAAGGACTGTACTATGCGTGTATGGCTGTAGCCTCCAATCATATTGTTGGTGCCTGACCTTATAGTGGGCTCAAAGTCAATAATCTGAAAGGAGCGTGTCGCCGATGGCAGATAACCAACTTCGTATAACGGGGTCGGGTTTGCATTTAGGTCTACGTATCTGACAGTACCTAGACTGTCAACGCCATAGGCCATATGCGACGTGACTCCCGCGTATCCATGCCGTGCTATGTCTCTGGCGAATTCGCTATAGGGCTGATTACGCGGTGTCCATAACATCGTATCTGAAGTTTTTGCATTTTTTTCCCAAAAGTTCAAGCCGCATTTGGCTGCTATGGAGGCAATTGCAAACGCACTAGAGCCCCTAATTCCCGAGGACGTTGTGCCCATCCAGTACATAGGACTGTCCCAGTAACACTCAAGCGTGTAGCTGAACCCAATGCCCGACGGTTGTCTGTGTATCGCGTGTACTCGAAACTTTCGGTCAGCGTTAACCAACCCGCGTAGGGACAGGGCTATTGGTGATCCATCAGTAAGACCAAGCTGAGTCATTGAATTGAGTTGGTCGTCCATGCACAGCACCATCACAGGAAGGCGAATATTCGAGGCAGAGCTAATGTGAATCGACTGTAGCGAGTTAACAGCATTTAGAGGAATCTCGCGTTCGTTTAAGTACACCGCAGCTGCTAGATGCTCATTGATTTTAAACATACAGCACCGGCAGCAGACTGTCATTGGTTGAGGCCAAGTAAGCCTGAAGGGAAGACGCATCAGGCATACCGATTGATCTGCCCACTGTTATGTCGGACATTGGGTCAACAAGTCCGTTGAACGCAAGAATTGCCCGCCAGTAGTCCTGATTACCGTAATAGTCATAGGCTAGCCCTGGAAGGTTTGCTTGATACTGGGCAGTTATGGTGATGATCTCGGCCAGAACAACTTCAAACCGAATATTTCGGTAGCCACTACGTAACTGATCCAGTTCGTAGCTGGCGTTGAGTAGCTGTGTGGTTGGCGTAACTTCAGAGTAGCTTTTCATGCAGGGGCCCTCTTTAACAGATTTTCTATGTCATCTACAGTTAGGGTGAACATGGGCTTGAATGTTACAGTCACGGATGCGGCCATAACCCCACCGCCAACCCCAGGCTGCTGCGCTTTCATTGTGTGCTGCACGTTCTGAATAACTACGTTGTTCATGTAGAACCAGTTGCCAATACTCAGGGAGATCACATTCTTCAACTTACTCTCAATAGCCTCTTTTCGTAATAGGCCCGAGGCATTAACCTTTTTGGTGACGTCCTTAGCTGTGGCAGATGCACTCTCAGAGGCTCCTGCAAGTTTGGAGCGCCCGTCCACCGTAGTACCCGTGACATTCTTGAACTGATTAGCAATACCACTTCCTATCGAGGCCGCCACGTCTGCACCCAGCGTGCCTATCTGAAACCCAAGCTCCTTCATAGAGTCTGCGTCCAGTACAGGACCAGGGGCTATCAAAAAGCCTACAGAGTTGCGACTTGGTACCGACATCCGCCACAGATTTCGCACCAGCTGCATAACGTCACGCTCAACACTTGAGTAGGCGCGAAGGTCAAATGTTAGAGTGAACGCAACCTCATCGGATGCCTGCCATACTTGTAGGGTAAGAACCTGGGCTACGAGTCGATTGCCTGTGGCTACTGCGGCCAAGTCCCCAGTGTTACCTGAAAGTCCTGAGGCCCAGGGAGCTCTCCAGGTTATATTTTGATCTACCTGAACGTCTGTGGGAACAGACCCAACAACAACTATTGGGCGCTTGCATCCGTTCAGGTCTTGCTGTTGCGTAACCACAACTGCATAGTCTCTGTTGTTTAGGTAGGGGTCTGTGCTGCCCCCGTTATCCAGCTGCGCTCCCTGCCTAGCTAAAAAGGAAGACTTAACTTGGCTAAGCGCGGCAGACGCGGTACTTTGCGTTTTGGTCCAGAAGTCTTGAAGGGTGCTCATAACTTTTAACTATCCAATCGTATTAGTGTTCCGTCCACGTTAATGTAGTTTGTTGCGGTCGGTTTGGACTGAGGCGTAACCTGCGCAACCTCTGATTGCTGTTTTGCCCCAGCCAAACCGGGCAGATACCCAGCAGGATCTACAGGTCGGGTGGCTGTTATAGGAATAACCTCAAAGTGTAGATGGGGACCAGTGCTAACGCCCTCGTTTCCCATTTCCCCAATCTGCTGACCTATGGTGACCCGCTCACCCTCTTTGCTGAACAGCTTGCGCATGTGCCCGTATCTTGTGGTTACTGAATCACCAGCTATAGACAGTAGCGTGCCGTATCCAGATGCGGGCCCAGCCTTGACTACTACGCCCGAGTTAGCGGCATACACTGGCGTGCCTTGAGCTGCTGCGATGTCGACCCCTTGGTGATAGGTGGAAGCCCCAGGTTTTGGCGACGTGCGCAACCCGAAGGGTGAAGTCAAAACACCGGTGGTCGGAATTAGCAGCGAGGAAGCTGCACGTTCGTAGGTTTCCTTACGATACGCTATAGACCTACGCACTGCATCCGCGTATTGTTGATCTGTGTAGGGCAGGTTGTGGCCACTTTCCTGAATAAGGATGCCTCTGAGTAGCGCTTCAGCAACAGCAGGATCTTTAAGATCAAGCGGAGTGTCGCGCTTAACTCCAAGACGCTTTGTCATGAACGCTATGTACCGCTCAGTGTCATTCTCTGACGCAGGCGCGTACTTGCCAACTATCCCCTCTACAGTATTAAGCTTATCCCTGGCGCTGTACAGCTGTAGCTGTTTTGCAACGGCGTACAGTCCGTTTTCCTGCGTATCGAAGGCCGCGAACGCACCAGCAGTTCCAGTGGCTCCTAGCTGTCCAGCGTAGCGTACATTGCCGGGATTATTGGCCTTAACGTTTCGGCTGGCCGTTTCAGGAATAACAGCTGCGTTTACTGTGGACGCGCCCACAGGCTCTGCGACTGGGGCTTTGGGCTCAGGCGCCTCAGTCTTGTTATAGCGTTTGTACACGAAGTAGCCAACTGCTGCCAGTGCTAGTGGTATGCTTATCTCAGGAACGGCCAAGGCCTTAAACAATAGCCCTGCACCAAAGGCTATAGCGCGAGCTAACGGAACTATAGCATAGCGCACGCCAAGGTACAGCGCTCGGCCTACCCACTTTAGCGTTGAGGTAACCACGCCAATAGCCCCATCCCTAATAAGCTGTCCCAGAGACTCTAGCACCGCAACATTCTTGTTCGTTAGGGTGAGTTCCTGAGCGGCGCCACTTCGCTGAACAGCCAGTGCGGCGCGTCTGATTTCCTCTATGGACTCTCGAAGCGCTCTGCGAACTACTAGATCATTCTTGCCCTCTATAGCCGCCTTGATGGACAAGATGCTGGCAGCAGTTCCTACGTTGACCATAGCGGACACGATTGAGGTCTTGGCCACTACCTCCCTACGCTTACCAGACAGCTGAATACCACTTAAAATGTTCATGCCAAAACTCCGAGATTTAGTGCGTACAGGGACTCCGAGGTGACATTGACAGGGATGCTGCCAACTCGAAGACCGCCAAGAGTAGTTGCTGCATTTCCGGCAGGACTAGACTCAGATGTAGTCACTGCGTTTGACTTCGGAGTTGCTATCACAGGTGCCACTGAACCGTCCATAGGCTCGTGATTACCGTTTACTGTGACCGACCCACCTGTATAGGTAGACCCTGCCATAGTCGCGCTGGTGTTAGATACCGAGCTAACAGAAGAGTTTGGTGCCTTAGTGCTGGATATGCTTATCGGCTTACTCTTGGTAGGCGTGACTACAAGATTCGTAGTGTTAAAACCCAATGCATCCAGTCGCTGTTTAGTACCAGCAGTGACCTCAAGCTTCTTGGTAAGTAGCTGCTCAATCTGCACCTTGGTACTAGCCGCCTGTGCTTCATCATGCGTGTCGGTGTTCTTGGCCGACTTAGCCGAATACTGATTGGCCAGCGTCAAGAGCTTTTCGTCAGCCTTAGGCGTAAGCATCTGAGCTGGGCCACTTGCCAAACCTGGAACTTTTGTAGGTGCCGCGGGGTTAACAGGGCCAGGCTTAAAAAAGTTTACAACCTTGTCGTATACAGGCTCAAAATAGTGCTTAACTGCGTCAATAGCTGGCTTAAAGATGCCACTTACCCAGTCTATGAACGTGCTGATTTGCTCAGTCACGTAAGCCTTGGCCGAGGACCATACTCCACTGAAAAACGCCTTAATATAGTGCTCGCCGTATTTCTCTTGTAGTGCTCGATCAATGCCACTAAGTAACGGGGTCAACAGGCTAGGGCCTAAAACGGCAAGCCCCATAAGGTCATTCAAATCGAAGCCTCTGGACGAGCTAAACGGGGCTTTCATAAAGCCCCACAGCTTACGTGATAGCCCACTAAGCTGCTTACCAACCCACTTTAGCGTGTCACTTCCATTCATTTTCACCGCAGAGCCAATCGCCCGAAGGCTCTTGTCAACGTTTCGGATACTCTTAATCAGAATTGGACTGTTTTCAAACTTCGAGGCCAGGGATGCCATGCTCTTACCCAGTGCTGTTTGTTTTAGGCCTGAGGCCTTAGACTTGACACTAGAGCCTATAGACGCCAAAGCCAGCCTAACTGTTTTTCTAGGTTGAGTCACTGCTTGCGCTGTGCGCTTGCCAAGTGTAACAGCACGCTGAACGAATGTTGGAGGCCTACGAGGCGAAGACTCAGTGGCTTCACGACTCCGACCTAGTGAGGTCCATACTTTCAGTAGTTTTCTATAGGACTTTGTAGACGATCCTAGCCGAACCAGAAGTGCCGCCCGGAGACTGATCTTGGTGACCAGCTGTATGGACGCTTTAGCCTGGGTCAGGGCATGGCCAACGTCTTTGATTACGCGCTCGGAAAGACTGTCACCAAGTGCTAGAGCCTCGGTAACCTTGCCTTCTAACTCGTCCAGCTTACGATTGGCCTTTACGACCTGAGGTTGCGTATGTTCATCTGGAACTGACTTTTTCAGGCTGTGCTCAAGTTTCACAAATCGACTGGCCTTGGCCCGGGCATCTTGCGCCGCGGCCTTGGCCCGAGCTGTAGCCAGCTCAACTTGTTTCTTTTCAGTAGCCCTGTTGACCCGAAGAGTTTTTTTATCAAGCCTCTTGTTGGCAGTTTGCTTACGCTCGTTAGCGCGTGCTACATCAACCATTAGCGACTTCATATCCAACTTGGCAGTAGTTACGTCCGCATACTGAGTTTGGGCTTTTCTGTTGGCGTTCTCGGAATTCCATTTGGCCATGCTAGCCTCCTATGTATATCTTTCCTTCTTCTATGGCCTTTGCCTTTACCTTCCAGACTTCCCTAACCTTGTCGCTCAGGTACATTAGCCTAGACACAAGCATGTTGTCATCGTAGATGTGGAACTCCTGTGCGATTACTGCCTGTCTGCGGATGATGTCTGCCTCAGAATTTGGGTGAAAGAAATGAGAGCGGATCGCAGGTGATCGTAATGATCTCCGTTGACCCGCATCCTTGGCATTTTGCTGTTGCTGATTCCACTACGCCGACACCATCTATTAGGTCGGCGAACTCAAGGGCCAGTAGTGACTGGTCTGGCGTTAGGGTATCAACGAACTGGATTCGTTGATCCCACGTCCATACTCTGCCTGTGGCCTCGTCAAGCCCCAACACTGCGGCTATACGAGACTTGTACTGAAACTCCTCGTCGGCCCACTCAGGATGATCCAAAAACTGTATGGTGTCTCGAAGCGTTTCTGGTCGAAAGTTCACAGTTACCCCGTCTATGTGCAGACAGTACACCTCTGGATCTGGCACCTTATCAAGATAATTCGTTTTCAGCGAAGACTCAGTTACAACCGTCTGAATATTCAGAGACTCCAAGGTCTTAGTGCCCGCCTTAACCTGGGCTATGTGTGCTGGGTTGTTGCACTTGGAGTTAACTCGCATCTGGGGCTTGGAAAATGAATTTAGCCTTAGCCAGTAGAGAACTGCCTGATAGTCGGCCATGGTTAGCGACAGGGCCAGGTGTTCATGTCCTGTGGGACTAAACAACAACGAAGACACGGCTTCGGCCTGGGTTTGCAGGCTAGATGTTTCATGTCCTTTGGACATTTTTGCCAGTTGCGGGGTGCGCATCGGCTTGACATAGAGGTCTTTAAACTGGTAGTAGTGAAACCGAAATGGCAGATCGATGCTTACCGCGTCAGGACTGGCCACAGACGTTGTTGGACTCGGCGTAACAGACAGCATTGGTGTCGGTTCGTCCTCAACAGCTGATGGTCTAACAAGCGGAGGTTGTTTGTCGGGGCGCACTGAGCGAATAGGCTGCTGTTGGCCAAGAGATTCCCTCAGACGTTGATCTATTTGATCGCGTGCGTCTTGCGGGAAAGCAAATCCATGACTAGGTGTGGTTTGGGTGTTCATATTAGGAAAGTACCGAGTTAATACCAGTAAGAGCGTAGCCGCGCGCTGTGTTCACCAGCGTATCGACCAGTCCACTATCTGTTTGAATATCGACGTTCACATCCTCTACTGCGAAGGACACAGGTTGCGATAACGGCTCACCCTGACCTGAAACTAGCTCTAGCGGGTTAGGGTCAATAGGCCAGCAGCCAAAGTATTTAACGTTTAGCAGGATTTTCCGATCCACGGATAGCACAACTAGGTTGATAGTCTTTTTGTAATCTACCGGTAGCCCCCACTGACCCTGATTTGTGATGACCCCCGCGTTTTTGTTGCCAAGAACTAACCCCTGCCAGTCCTTGATGTACTGCTGTGCTTTGTTATCGCTGCCCATGAAAAATTCCAGAAGCAAGTCGGTGACCGAGTACGCGTCAGGATAGTGCGCAGAGTGTCCATTTCTGGATAGACTCTCGCGGTTAAATGACCTTTGAGGCAGCGTTGCCTTTTGCACATAGTACCAGGGCAACGCGCTAGAGGGCGTCACGCCGCCTAATGATACTGCTGTGTTGCGGTTAAGAACAGGCAGTACGCAGTACCAGCACCAGTTTTGAATAGCGTCACCACGGGCGTTCATGCCGCTTAGCGAGTCACCGTAGGTAGTACCTCCACTGTCGGCGAACGCATTTAACGTGTCTTGGCCCGTGTCTTGAAGCAGGGCTATGGCTCCACCTAGGTTACCAGAGGCAAGTTGCTGCACCGCACCAGATAAGTTACTCGTACCCTGGGTAACAGCTGCTCGGGCGTCGCCTAGAATATCAGAGAATACAGACATGTCAGCTCCACAATAACATCACCAGAGGATCTATAACGCCCCGTCCCTTAGGGTACGCGCGATTCAAGTAACGCTCTGTCAGATTCGATCCCGTCCGACCTTGAGGCTTAAGGTAGTAGCCAACCTTTGGCCCAGGGTCTAGACCTATACCCGCATCAGTGACTTTAAGATCACGTTTAACACACTGAGAACCGTTAGGTACCTCGGGCCAGGTATCGCCTACCTTGTACACAACGTACAGGTCTGGACTTGTAAGGGTCTCACCTAGTCCTAGGGAGGCTATCCAGCCTGGACTAATCTCCTTGGAAACGTCATTCACGTCAAAGTCCCAGCCGCCCTGTAGAATTAGCAGGTCTCGAACGATTTGGGCCAACACGTCATCCGTCAATTTGTCATACACCAAACCTACGGTGCTCATTTGACACCTTTGGCGAGTTTTTGTGCAGTTGGCAGATCGATAGTAAACACACGGGTTGGCTCGTTTGGGAAAATCAGTCTGATAGACTTTCCGTTTGTAGACTTACGCACCCCAAAGCGAACGCCCTTGCCTATAGCGTAGGGTTTGCCTCGGAAGGACACCTCAACAGGCGATTTACCCGAGTAGGTAAAAAACTCATAGTTTGTTTCAGGCTTTACTAGGGCCTCAACTAGATACGAATACATGAGGCTTACTCCTTAGGCAGCGCGTTACGCTTTTTCTCGCGTAGATCAATGATCTGGTTACGTAGATCATTGATCCTCTTGCGAATTTGACCCTGCTGATCTGGACTTACATCCATTCGATTTGTTTTCGACGGGAGTCTTTGTTGTAGTCCGTCGATCTGGGACTGTTTGTTTTTCAGTTGTTGATCAATATCGGCGGTCAGCCGACTGGCAGCTTCAATCTTCATATAACACCTTTCATGATTGACTGGCCACGCGCAGCATTACGCTTACGCAGTGTATCCCGGTAGTTTCGGTCCTTGTCTACAGCTGCCGCAATCTTGGAGATTCGGTGATTAACATCCTTCATCTTCGCGTCTGCGCGATACACCGACTTCTTCTGCCCAGTTTTGCCTATGGTGAAAAGCTCTGTCGAGAAGTCTCGACCCAGTATGGATCTACGCTTGGGCATAAACTGCGAATGTACGCTGGCTGATGTTGGCTGATCCTCAATATCGCCAAGTTCGTCCTCGTCATTGGTACCTTTGCCCAGCAGCAACTTCTTCAACTCAGGATCCTCTTTGGCATCTCGAATCAAAGTATCTTTGTCAACCCCAGCAGCAGCTATCCACATCTTCATAGGAATGGGCACGTTATGCTCACTGAGCTTTTCAAGCATATCCATGAGGCTGTCTTCGCTCTTACCAGTTAGGTCCTTGTGCCAGTGCAGCACTGGCTGCATAAGGTTTTCACGATTCGCGGTATTGAACAGGAAGTCAACAATGCTATCTGTCTTTTCTGCGCGTTTTGGGTCCTTGAACTTGTGGTTGGCAACCGCGATAAGTGGAAAAATCTTCTTGTAGAAAACAATATTCGTTAGATGCGTTCGGAAACTCGCAGTAGTCTCCAGAAAAGTGCTGTAGGCACTTTCAGCACTTGCGTATGATGCATCACCCGATAACAAGGCCTCGGAAATGCCTAGCGCGCGAAGCTTGTAGGCCACCATAACATCAGCCATGTCCGTCCATTTCCAGAAGTCACCCCCTGGGCGTAGATCACTAACCTGAACGGCGTTGCGCGTTGAAATCCAGCCACCTAGAGGATCTCGCTCAGCATCCTGAAACTGCTGAACAATTTCGCGTAGTTCCTCAGACGTAGGTGTCCAGATGTCGTCGCCAGCAGTGATATGGCTCATAGCCCGCTGTCTGCGTGTAGCCTCCGTAAGAGTACCTCGATACATCGTCTTTTCAATCAGGTACATCGGCAGGATACGATGCAGATACGATTGATAGGCTCGGTCTGTAAGCCCCCTTCTGGCCACGAACATAGTCGTTACCGGGTCCAGTACGAATGCCCCCTCGCGTAGCAGGGAAACAAACCCCTGGGGCATCGTCTGTAGATACTGTTTCGCGTATTCTGATGTACTGTCCAAAAATTGCAGCGTCGAGGCGGACACCGTAACACGAACAGAAGGATCGATGTTGTTGAAGGGCGAAGGCGTGACATTACACTGAAGAGCATCATGGGTAAGGATGTCCATGAAGTTTCGTGCTTTGGCGTCGAATACTAATGACCCAGCGTAGAAGCCGTCAGTTAGGTACGCGGTACTAAGCTGGGGCAGCAATTCCCGAAGATTAAGGCGGTCAACCGCAGAGGAAAATGGCTTAAGGTCCTTCTCATCCAAACCCCGCAGTTCCCAATCTGAAAATGGAAATACGGACATGATGTCAACAGAGGAGCCAGCAGTGTTATCGTGTAGGTATATGTCACGATAGAACAGTGCTAGTGCAGAGGTATCAGGCAAGTCAGGCGTAGCAGGCAGCAGGCCTGACATCATGTAGTTATACTGACTTGCGGTATACGCGCTGTAGTTCATGCTTGAGGTTGTGGACCCTCCAGCCAAATTCGCAGTAACCTTGGTGCCGCCATCCTTTGTGGTCTTAATTGCGGACCCTTTTACAAAAGTAACTGGATTTTTTGCAAACATGCGTTGCTTTCCTTTAGGGATACGTTTTGGTAGACCCGCCAATACGGTCGTCACGAAATAACATGGCCTCAGAAAGACCCAGGGCGCGAAGCTTCTGGGCTACTGTAACTTCAGTCCACTCCAGGAAGTCACTACTTGGGCGTAAGTCTGCAACTCCTTCGGATATTTGCTGCCTAGCCTCTGCATCTTGTTGCTTGCGCAGGGCTAAGGCCTGATCTCGGTGTTGTGGGTGTTGATCGGCGGCAGTTGAGTTTGTCATACTAGACCCTAACATTTTTTCGTGTGCAGCTATCCGAGTTGCGGAATGCGGCACGAATTATAAGATTAGACAGTACCTCAGGATCAATGGCTCGATTCTTGGCAGGCTTAACTTTTACTACACGAGAACAGTCGTCAGATAGGATGAACACGCCAGCACCAGGAAGCTTGAAGTCTATCTTCGAGTACACGGATGAGGTGCAGGCCAGATAAAACTTGTTGCAAAATGGCAGGTAATTGTGCATCTTGCGGTCAGTGCGAAAATCTTGTACAGAAGACTTGGCTTCGACTACGATTACGTGACCGGTCATGGCCAACGCAAACACGTCGGCTCGGTAACGACCACCACGATTCAGACCTAGCTCAAAGTACACAGCACGCTTCTGCTTCTTAAAACGCTTGGCCAACGTGGCCTTTATCAAGTTGGCAGTCATGTTTGTAGAAAAGTAATAGCCTGAGATTTTACCTCACCGTACTTGGACTGAATTACACTCGCCATAGTAGTAAGGTAGCCCTTCTTTGCATCCTTAATCCTGCGATACGTAGCAGCGTCCACTAGGTCCTTTAACTCAGAGTCAAGTCTAGCATCAGCCTGAACAAGCTCCATACCAATGTCGAGAAACGCAGGACGAATAACTCGCTCCACAAGCTCAGCTCCTAGGGCACCTTTATCACGGGTTGACTGTAAGTCGATCATCAACTCACGCAACGAGGTTATAAGGCTATTCAGCTGATATACGCCACGTGCACCCTTGGTACTACGTATGGTGTGTTCCGCATGTGGAATAACATCAATTAGGGTCTGCATCAGACGCTTTTGAATCAGAGACGATGCAGACTCGTTGTTGTTGTCCTCAAGCAACTGCTGAATGGCGTCAGCTGAATCTCCGACTATGGATCGCATGCCTTTGGTGTTAAGCTTGCTAATGCGCGTAGGCTTTTTGACTACCTCTGTTTTGCGTTTTTTTACAGGATCTGGAGCGTTAAGCTGAAGCGGTTTGAGTTTCGTAGCCATCTGGAACTGGAATAGATATGCGGTCAGCCTCACACACCCACATAGTGGACGGGCCAGCCATGGCCAAGATCATGGGTTTTTTGCATTCTGGGCACAGACCCCGACCTGCAACCTCAGCACTCATGTCAATACGTGATTCAACCTTTTTGCCCATCAAACTCTGCAAGTCACCCGACTCTATGGTGTCTGTCAGGGCCTTAACCGCGGCGGCAACAATACGATCCATAGGTTCCTCTACGCCAGCTCCTATGGTAAGAATTGACGCGCTATGAATGACGCCCTTGACTGCGGCCTTGAGCATGGCTTCCTGGGCAAGGTGGCTGCCGAAGTGCTGAAGGAACGCGGCAATTCCATGAGCAGCTCCACCTGTAAGTACAACTGCGGCTGTGACCGCCGCAATATCTGCGGCTACTGAGGCCAATGCTTTTTTTCCATGGTCGTCAAGTGCCTTGCCGTGCGCGAGACCCTGTAAGGCCGAGCCTGCCGCCCGCCATTCTTTCGCCTCTTTCTTGAGGTGAGACACAATGGCCGTAGATTTTTTGCGCATGAACGCGCTAATCTTCTTACGGATTGGTGAGGAGGGTTGCAGCTCTGGGATAGAGGCCTTGGGCTTAGGCAGAGAAGCCTTGGGATCTCGTTCTGAGTCCTCATGGCCTCCAGTGGGGTCCGCACGGTGCAGGTCAGCGTACTTGCTGTTGGGGTGCTCTGCAACGTATTCCTCTCGGCTTTCTGGACTCATACTTGTCCACCATTTTGGCAGAGCTGCTGGTGCTTCTGCCGCGGTTAGTTTCCATGCTTGTGGGTATTTTTTCATTTGCGAAGTCCTATCAAAGAAGTGCGTTCGACCTGAGTGTACAGGTCTTCGAGGTTATAGTCTAGCGTTAGCTCCAGCCCAGTCTCAAGGCCGAATACGCCTATAAGCGTGGCGTCAAGCTGATGGGGCTGAACGCCGACTGTTGGATATATCTCCTTAAGATCACAAGAGTGTCTGCGATTGAATCGATTCTTCCAAGCGGACGCTATGGTGAGCTTTATAGGAACCTTTGGGTATCTCCCGCGCAGTAGCCCGAGCATGGCCGATACTTGCTCTATTAGAGGCCCACCGTTCCCACGGGTCTGAAAGCGTTCTCCGGTTATACCAGAGGGCTTGCACCGCATCCAGTAGCTGATCTCCAGTAAAAACTTGTCACTTGAGGTAACAAAGTTTACTAGGTCATTTACTGGATGCATAAGCACGGAGTTAGCGTAAACCTTGACCTGTCCCCGAGACACGCCCACAAGGCTGATGCCGAAGTTTGTGGACCCAGGATCACATCCAAGAACCAGCGTGTCTGCGTCAATGACTGCGGGTAAGTCGCCTAGCTGATACGGCTTGTTGGGTTTGCGCGCTTTCTTAGCCATGAACAGAGCCTTAAGTGTTAATTTTCACATAAAATTGTTAAAAACCTCGTGATACAAACACGGGCTTGGGCATAGACCCGCGGCCGTCTGAGGTCTTGACCCAGTCCATGGCTTCCTTGAGACGGGCCATAACCTTTTCGTCGTGAATCTTGGTCTGCAACGTTAATGCCCTAACGATGTCGTCCGTGAAGCCTTCACCCTTTGTTGGGGGCTTGCCTTCGCCCTGGTCACGGACAGTTAGCAGCTGTAGCAGTAGATGCTTAACAGGTTGACCGTTTAGGATAGAAAACTCAATGTACTCAGACAGAACCTGATCGTAATCAGCTTTGGCAAGAAACGGCAATTCGATTGTGCCACTGGCAAGCATTTGTACCAGGAAGTCAAAGTCCTTACGTCTGGGACTGTACTGCTTGGGAATGCAGCGCGGCTTGTCCTTATGCCCGGGTACTGTTCCCATATCGGCACGGGCCCGACTCAGTAGGTCCAAAGACTGCCACTGATCGGCGAGAAGAGCCACTGCATTCAAAGCCTTTAGCACGGGCAGAATTACGTTTTCGTAAACCAAGTTAAAGTCGATTCGCCGCCCATCGTGTGGCATAAGTTCCAATACAGTAGTAATAACTGTACGCTGGCGGTCAAAGTCAAAATGGCCTCCGGTCAACACAAAGCTGTTGTTCACTACGCCAGCATCCAGCGTTACGACCGATGGGAACTTAGGTCGGTAGAAGTTATCGACTTTGGCATAGAGTAGCCCAGGTTGATCGTATTGGTACCTGATAGCGTGCGTAGGCTTATGCCGAAACAGCGAGTGAGGTACCTGTGATGGCCCTATAAAGGCCTGGCTAACTCTGGGTGGGTTAGCCCCAAAATCTCGCTCGGCCTTAATCGCGTTTGCAGCATACGCTTTGGCGATAAACGGCGAGTTTCTCTCCAGGTGGGGATTCACTTTCCACGTTGGTAGGTTAACACCAAGAATGTACTTACGACCCTCCGTTGTGCGCGATTCTGCTAATAGCCTCATCACCTTATCTCGCATCGATATTGGGCTGGAGACCCCCATAAGCAGGGCTGGTGGACAGTTAATGCCCTGGCTTAGCAGCTTTTGATGCACGCTCTGCACAGTGGTTAGGCTATTGGACAGAGACTTATGCGCCTCATCCGCATTCGCGCGGTCACTCTTTTCGTCCTCTTCGTCGTTACCCGTGGGTAATGGGAACAGGCCAAGCTCGTCTATTAGGGCGAGTATGCGAGTGTCGCCACGCAGGGTTTGACTCTTTGGATTGGTTGGATAAAACCTTAATCCCTTGTGAAAATACTTGATGTACTCGTCCTTCTTACGGTACAGCTCTACCCCGTATTTTTCCCCGTAGTGGTCCAGCATCGAGTGGTACTCTTGGAACCAAGTAGACTCGTTGATACTGTTAATGAAAGGCGTCCACACCAGACCTACTGCCTTGGCAAAAGTCAAGGACACAAAGGTGCCGGTTAGCTCGGTAGACTTCTGCATGGCCTTTGTCAGGTCTGAAAGTCTTGGAAACTTTAGGTAGCGGTGGGTGTGGTAGGGCGCATAGCCACCCGCGGCTGAACTTGATTTGCCAGACCTCTGGCCCAGTACGTTAGCCAGCTCAACATAGTTGTGTAGGCCGTGATTTGTAATCAGATCATGCTTAGTACGCTTGCACTTCGGACACACACCGTGCCTCAACACCTTGAGGTGCTCAGTTATACCCTCAGACGGCATACCTCGGTCAACGTTTTCCACAACCCAGTCTAGCGAAAGCCAGCGCTTGTCGCTGCACACAGGACATACCTCAGCAAACAGTAAGAGTCCAATCCACATCTGGATCAGCCAGGGAGGGTGTGCGTCACCCTTTATGATGTTGAAGGTATAGTCGTAGTAAGAGCTGGCGCTTCTCAGATCACCATCATCAATCTTCAGATCACGTAATAGCCCTGTATCTGGATCCTTAGCCTCATTCATCAGGGCGATAATATCGAAGTCATCGCCATACTCTTTTTTAGGGACTAAAATGCCCGACTCTGTTTTTGTGTATGCAGGCTGGCTGAGTTCGGGAAACAGCGTTTCAACACGCTGGGCCAGAGTAACTTTAGGTTTAGGCTTAGACTTAGTGGCCATGATTTATGCGTGTAGGTTTAACCTTTGGTTTTTGAGCGTCTCGCGCCAATAGCGAGGTCATGTCCCTGCGCACCTCGGCTCTTGACGGAATCTCATTCAGCTTGGTCATAAGCTCTTTAATGTCAGGGTTATGCGGTTGACCCCCTATGATGTCCGCAATACATTCCTTTGGTAGACCAAAATACTTGGCCACGAATCGAGCAAGTTTTAGGGTGGCCGCCCGGTTGACCATATTCTGAAATCTTGACATTATGCCAGTGTCAACCTCAGTGTCTAGCAGTTGCTGGACAACCTCAGTGGCCTGTATCGTACCGCCGGATGACGCCAACGTTCTAGGCGCTATCTCAGTTAGAAAGAACTCTCGCACTTGAGAGATTTTGTCCTTCAGTTGCTCAGGGGCGTCAAGACGGTACTGCCTAAGGCGAGACTGTACCTCAGCGTCTATAGGGTCAGGCTTCTTGACTAGCATTGACTCCTTTAGTTTCTCGGTGACGACTTTTGTTGGATCAAGCCGAAACCAAAATCGAGAGTTGCGCGTCCTGGCCCTTACCTTTCGCGTAGTCGGCTTACGGGCAGAGTACGCTAGATTGGACAAGGACGCCAGTAGCGCATCCTCTTGGTCTTGTACAGACTGTTTTTTGCCAGTCGGAGTTTCAGTCTGCATCAGAGTCATCCTCATCAGTGTTCTTGAGCTTAGCATTTTTGGTCTTGATATACAGATCCTCGGCAACGCCAGTCTTTATCTGCTTAAAACAAAACTTGCGTAAGTTCATTGGCTTGAAGCCTACGTAGGCGCTTGCGCTAGACATCTTGGCTCTGTCACCCAGAACCCACTGTTTGATCTGTTGCCAGGAAAGCGTCTTTGACGCAGCGCCAAGGCCCACTAAATTCAACTTAAAGGCTTTTCTAGTTCCTAGGAGTTGACCTGTGTCCTTAAGGTAGGCAATGGTATCGAACACGGGATCAATACCACGGGCCTGACCTTGACCGTCGCGAATCCACAAGCGAATGAAGCAGAATCGCTGAGGTGTCCATAACTTATTCTTTATGGCCTTGACGTGAACGTATCGGTATAGGTCATTGCACCCTGGGAATTCGACTGAGGGTTCTGACTCGTTGTAGTCCTCGTTTTTATCAGGCTTTGGGCTGAAAGGCACCGCCGATAAGGCCCTTGAGGTCTGGCGCAACCGAACGTCGCTGAACTGCTGCAATGCTTTGCCACCCTTTTCAGTTTGCTTGGGGCCAAACATGGCCATTGGGTTATCTCGTAGATGGTTCAGCCCGTAAACCGTGACCATCTTCTCTGCCATGCGCCCCTTAACACGCTCAAGCTGCTTACTAAACGCAGAAGCCTTGACTGACAGTTGGTTGCCGATGTCTTCCTCATCTTTGATCTTGGGCTGCATCGCCGTGTAGCTGTCAACAAACATTATGCCCTGAATTTTATCGTCAGGCGCTTCAACCCAGAGTCCATTGCCGTACTTTTTGGTCATGTGTACGTTCACAAACTCCCCGGCCCGAGCCTTGTGCCTCTTATTTTTTTCGTCGAACACCAGCCACCAGCGGTTCTCAACAAATTTTTTGTCAGGTAGATCGCGTAGAATTTCCGATAACCAGTCATAGAAGTTCTCCAGAATGGTCTCACTGCGATAACGAACTCGCGGACGTATTTCCCAGTCACCAGCAGCGCTCTTTTTGCCAAACACCTGATCTACAGTTAGAGGCACGCCCATAGTTTTCAGAATGCTTTGAACGTAGGGCTTGGAATTTTTTGTTGAGTTGTGGGTAACAACCCCGTTTGTGATAATAGCGTGTGGCAGAGGGTCCGCGGCAACCCCGAGCAAGGATATATCGAATACGTGCTCCTTCTTTCCCGTGGACTCAACCGAGGTAACCGCAGCAAGCTGGTAGTCCTTTAGGACTTCGGGAGTTAACTCCAGAACGCGAGCTTTCTCGTGAATATGCTTCCAGCTAGACTTTTTCCACACGCTGTAGACAGTACCAGAAGAGACTCCAAACTTATCACCCACGGCCTCACCAGACAGGCCTGCCTCTTTAAGTGCGTAGATTTTTCTAGCAACGTCGTCTGTTAGTACCGCGGTAGGTGCTTTAGTGCCAGACGCAGTACGACATCTGACTTTTCGGTCGTCAGTGTTATCTTGGTCATTACCATACCTAAGGTTATAGAGTGCGTTGTTATCCCTATCGTCGTCCCAATGCAGAACCTGGGCTCTACCCTTTGGAGGCTTACCAAGAAACGCCCGAGCAACCAAGCGGTGAACAAGTTGAGGGCTTTGGGTACGCCCGTTGCACAAGGTTACAGTCAGGTGGCCACTTGACATACGGCCTGCCTTGAGCATTCGGCCCTTGATACGTTGAGTAGCAACAAACTTTAGGCCATTCTTGGACACGTGGGTCCTTGTAGATGCGTGGTCCTTTGACCTAACATTCCCATGGTTAGAGACCTCGTAGCGACGGGCAATCACCTTGTCAAAGCCTAGTATTGGCCGCCATATTTCCTCAGTAGGAGCAGTTCTGTTCACGAGTACCGTCTCACCAACAATTAGGTCTTCCATAAGTTTCACTACAGCTTGACCGTTACGTACTACAAACATTTTGTGTTTGTGGCCGGTTAAGCTATGCCCGGTGTTGAAGCAAACTTTAGTTGTGGGCAGTTTACCTCTGTAGTACAGAGAGCCAGTTCGCGGACCTACGCCTCCATAGCTATGCCCTGGTTCAAATGTGTCAATGTCAAATCGTTGCTGGCCTGGGTAGCTTTTAGGGGCCCAGCTCTTGACCTCAGACAGGTCGAACAGCTCATCCAAACGAGCCTGTTTGCCTCGTCCGTAGGAGATAATTGTGCTCTTGACCAGACAGCCCTCATAGTCGGCGAAGGCTATGATCGGCACATTTTCGAGAATGGCGCTAGCCATGGTAACAATCGCCAGGGTTGTCTTGGCCGCTTGTTCGTCAGCAGCAGACGTAATCATGGAGGCGCGAATACCGCCGCCGTATACCATATCTACCTGGAGCAGTCCAGTAGACATCGGAGGGGCAACGTCTAGGCCAGATGATTCAAAGTTTTGACGCTTGGCTATGACGTCCATCATGTCTGAGTAGAACGACGCGGTGTCAAACTTTACAGATTTTTCAGGATCGATCTTTGTGAGAGCTACAGATTTTTTGGTGGCCATAATAGTGTGAGGTAAAAACAAAAATGGGGTGGTGGGCTAACTTGCCCACCACCCCAAAATTAGTAGGCGCTACAGCCTAGGTCAGAACGGAATGTCGTCGTCCTCGAAGTCGTCAGCTGGCTTCTTTTTGCCCTTAGCCACAGCGGTCTTCTTGATAGACTTTTTAGGAGGCTCGTCCTCATCAAAGTCATCTTCGTCCTCTGAGTCAGTATCTTCGTCATCAAAGTCATCATCTTCGACAGGCTTCTTTTTGCCTTTGGCCACAGGCTTCTTTGCAGACTTTTTAGGAGGCTCATTCTCATCGAAGTCGTCCTCATCGTCATCGTCAAGATCCTCATCTTCGACAGGCTTCTTTTTGCCTTTGGGTAATGGCTTTGCGGATTTCTTCGGAGGCTCATCATCGAAATCGTCGTCCTCATCGTCAAGATCCTCATCTTCATCGACGGGTTTTTTCTTGCCCTTAGCTGGAGACTTGGCGGGTTTCTTAGCCGACTTTTTAGGAGGCTCGTCCTCGTCAAAGTCCTCGTCCTCTGAGTCAGTATCTTCGTCATCAAAGTCGTCAGTCGCTTTGCGTTTGGCTTTTGCGCTCGACTTGGGCGCGGCCTTTTTGGATTGACGCTTGACTGGCTCATCATCGAAATCGTCGTCCTCATCGTCAAGATCCTCGTCCTCATCTTCCTCATCTTCATCGACGGGTTTTTTCTTGTCCTTAGCCATAGGCTTCGTGGCAGGATTCCGTCTAGGTTTGAAATCAGAGTCAAGATCCTCATCGTCAAGATCCTCATCGTCCTCATCGTCAAGATCCTCATCTTCGACAGGCTTCTTTTTGCCTTTGGCCACAGGCTTCTTTGCGGATTTCTTCAGAGGGGCATTTTCCTCGTCGTCGAAGTCCGCGTCCTCGTCGTCAAGATCCTCGTCAACAGCCTTCTTGCCCGCAGGTTTCTTGCCGAGCTTGACACCATTGCGAGTAGCCCAACTTTCAAAGTCAGCCTTGACTGACTCGTCGTCAAACTCGTAAGTAGTGGCCGTCGCCATGTCCTGACGCAAATACCCAAGTTCTTCCTCGGTCAATGGCGTTCGCCTGTCTCCCAGCTGAATCTGATACTGGTCAGCAGGTGCTTTGGTGTCATCGTAAAACACACGAATGTCACGGCCATACTTTGGATCATTGACAGAGAACGCCCTGACGGCGCCTGACTTGGATTCAACCGTGTTGAGCCCCTTGAGCTCCTTGAGCTTCCCGATAAAGGAGCGGCCCATCTTCACCCCGTTAACTGGGGTAATGCTGTCACTGTCCTTGTCTTTGAAACCGGATTTGCGTTCAGCGCGTGTTGGCGTAGGCAGAGTATCAGGAAGTTTTTTCTGCTCACTGCGAATGATGGCCTCACCCCAAAAGGACTGTGCGTATTGCACCAGCACGTCTTCTTTGCCAATGACCTTGTCTTTGACTAACTGAGCCTGCTCGTCAGCAATCTTGCGCCATGGATCGTACTTGGTGCTATCCCGCTCCTGCGTGACTGGGTCAAACGATGGGCAAGGAACGTAAAACTTTGTCCTGCTACCATCCTTCTTCTTGGTTTTCACCCAGTAACCAGCCTCGGGAACAATTCCGTTGAGAGGGCGCATTGTGACCCATTTCTTTTTCGGAAAGGTGTAAACCTGAACCAGGTCGCTAACCTTAGGTCGCTTGTTATCGCCAGTGCCCGTGCGTGCGTCATCGATGTCCATGAATGTCCTTTTTGTGGGTTGAGAGAATTGCTAAATCACCAGAGGTAAAAAACTCCGGTATTCCTAGGGTATACCTAATCACACCAGTGTGATCAATACTTTTTGCGGTAGCCGCTATATGCTGTAGTGTTTCAAAGTCACTGTCAGGCTGAGTGGCATCCGCGAGAAGACCGGCTTCGACCATTTCGTCATAGGATGAATGGCTTTCTGCTAGCACACTTGTGTGGGTTTCGGCGCGTGCCGAATAGAACCAGGTTTGAATAAAAGTTGTTAAAACTCCTTGTCGTGCGTCACACCTGTCAATTGCCTTAGACAGGTAAATCATGTAAGTTTGGATTATGTCATCCAAGGTTATTGCGTGGTTCACCTCAACGTATGTTCGTTTTGCGCTCATTATCGCAAGTCGAACGTACTTTTGCACTATCAACTCCTTGAAGGCATAAGCCTTGTCAGCCCAGTATTGAACTTGACGGGTTGCTGCATATAGCCAAGAAGAGCCACATCTGTGTTCAGCAAGTTGTATAAGCAGCTGCCTACGGGACTTGCTGATACGGAATGTTGGGTCGTGCAGCTGCATGTAGCTATTTACAGTTTGCAGATAGCCAGATATGGCTCCAAAAAGTACACCCCTATTCAACAGCATAGACTTCTGATGAAATCGCTTTGTCTTTCCTTCGGTGGTAAGAGAGTTAAACAAGGCAGCGGCCAGTGTGTCCTTGTGGTTGCGACTGAACTTTACGCTGGGTCTTGTTGTCTGCCAGGCCACGACCTTAGCAAAGTAGTTGTCCAGGAAATCAGGATACGCGGTAGCTATTGGGTCTAACGCAGACTCGATAAAGAAGTCTAGGGTTGCTAGCCACTGAAACGTTGTGTAGTTTTCCTGAACAGTCTCCTTTAGGTTCTTTAGTCGTGCGAACGCTTCACTGTGCTGATAACTTGCCATTTTTATTACAGGGTCATGTATAGGGTCGTCACCGCAGCAGCATAGCCGAAGTTGTACCAAAAACCATTGTTATAGCTTGCATATAGCGTACAAGACGAATCGAATACTGACCACACAAAAGCCCAAGGAATTATTAGGCCGTGCCATAGACCTGACCAGAATCCTACCAACGCAGTGCCCTCAGTAGGCTTAGCGTCAGCACAGGCAGTAAGCAGCAGGGTCAGGGTAATCGCTAGGTAGCGCATGTAGACTCCTCGATTGGTCTCCAGCCCTCAGGCGTGTGATACTCTTTGTCCATAATAACTGCCAGCGGGTACCAAGGATCCCTAGGAGTGAATATAGCGAAAGCATTTCCAATGGCCCTAGGCACACGGAGCGTACCGTTTGGATACTGAGGTGTTTGAGCATCAGACTCCATGCTTCTCCTTTATTAGGGTGCGCAGGGCTATAAGATGCTTACACAGACCAGGCCGAAGTTCAGCATTGGTTTCGGTTGGCGGCTCGCCGTTACTATAGATGATGTCCGAAGCCTTCTGATAATGATTGGCGACCTCCCATCGAAAACAATAGTCAGGGCAGGAGCATGAAACCTTAACGTTGAGCTTGCTATCGATGAACTTCACCGAGGATACGTACTTGTTCTTGTCACGGGACGCGACTTTTATGCCGTGAACGTTGTACTCACTGGGTGTGTAGGTTTTAGCCACAACTGTAGCGAAGCCTGCCTTGTCGCGTCCAGTCTTGTAGCCAACTACCTTAACCAGAGTGGCATTTAGTTTTCGCAGCTTGTTGGATTTGGCAAGTAGCGCGTCAAGTTTCACGGGTATTTCCCTCAGGCAGTGTGTAGTCGCCGTTGTATCTAGGTTCGAGTCGAATAAGTTCAACAGGCTCCACCCAGTCTCTAGGTACAGGATCAGGCCGAATTCGACACTCTTGCCTGGACACGCCATACAGCAGAACAAGCTGTTTGGCGCCAACTTGGTGAATTTGCCCATCGGTTCGGCTGCGTACCGTACCTGGACACAGCAGATACTTGACGTGCCCATTAGGTCGCGATTCGCGTAGACGTACAGACTCAGGCAGATCAGGTACATAGCTCCAGGCCACGCAGCCGTCGAACCAAGGGCTAACTAAAGGAACGCCACCCTTGGTTCTGACAATTAGCGTTGTACCTAGCGGTGGCGGGCTAACCACAGGATCAAACATCACATTCATTTATCGTCTCCAAGGGTTACCGACCAGAATAAAAATGATAGCCTCATAAAGGGCAGCCGCTTGCTGTCAAGTCCAAGGGTCACCGTAGGAATCAACACGCAGTGGCTTGGGTGGGACTTAGACGCTAGCATGTTCGGCCTGCATTCTGAGCGTGCGCCCTTTCAGAATGCGCAGCGCCATATCAATATGAGCCAGCGCGTCACTGTTTTCGTCACAGGGCTCAGACCCTGCTTGAAATACCTCAAGTCGATCCTTGATAACTGCAAGCAGGGACTCAACGGTTACGCCATTAGGCCCGTGTTGGCAAACGGAGCCGTGTTGAAATCTAATTTCCGTATTAAGCTCACCATAACCCAGGTGACTCAACTGGTAGAAAGGTTCAGTTGAGCTTGGTACGGTTACGTCAACTATAGGATCTACGCCAGCAACATGATGTGACGTAATTCGTCGCTCACCACTGGCCAGATGCTCAGTGGTACTCAGGTCATTAACACCACAGGTAAGTACCACCGGGTGCTGCGATAATTTTTTACCTTGCCAAAACGGAGTTGATTTTTTGAGCATTGGTTAGTCCTAAAATAAAGTCTTATGATTCTGCGCGAACAGCAGGCGTGTGCGGATACGCCATAGCTCCGTGGCCTGACATACGTGGCCCACCTGGCCAAATCGGTCAGATAGTCCAGAAAACTTGAGCAAGACCTGGGCTAAGTCTGGATTCTCTCCAAGGTATTCGTCCCACAACTGAGAATACAGACGTACACTCGCCACAAGGTTAACGGGCTTACGTCCTTTAGCTAGTTTGATGTCCAGTCCGGTGGATCCCGTCTGCGAATATTTTGGAGGCCTGATAGATTTTCTCTATGGTTTGGCCTCCTCGAGCATGAATTACTGCGTACATAGCAGAGAATCTTCGGTCACCCACACTGCTACACTCAAGGAATGGTGGTACGCCGTAGGCTAGCATAGCCAGCTTAACAGGATGGCCCTTGGCACAGTACAGCCAGCAGCATTTCTGTGCCCACCACCACCAAAGTTCTTGGCAATAACGCTAACGTCCGTATCCCCAATACTGCGAAAGGAGCACTGCACGGTATTGGTTGGCCCTTGGTAGCTCCACACCAGCGCAAACGTGTTGAACTGCGTGGCCACCTCGTGGCCCAGCTCACTTTGATCTGAGGTTGAATTGACGTGGTACCCAGAAACACCCATAACCGTGCAGGGACTGGCTTGCTTAGCCCGTGACTGTACCTTGCGGCGAATGACGCCCGTGAGAATTCTGCCTATATAGGCAATGTCGGCCAGGTCCAGGTCTCGCCATTGTTCAAAGCTCCAAGGCTTAATGGCTGCAAGTCCTGCGTGTATGGCGTTACTGTCAGGAAGCGCGAATACCCAACGATCCCTATCGTCAATATGGGTGAACAGCTTTGGAACAGGAGCGTCAGGGTGGTAGTAGTGCCAAGCCAGCAGGGCACCAGACTCGCCCTGTGACAGAATAATCTTGGTATCGCAAGCTACGACTGGCTCTTCGCTGGCTAGAAATAGCTGCCAATCCTGTATGGCTGACTTGTGGTGGTCAAGCCAAACTAGCGTGTAGGTGTTTGCTAACCACAAGGTCAGCCTAGGCGTAAAGCTAAAGTCCAGTACGTGAACCTCAGTAGTGTTTTCGGGTATCAACAACTCAAGATCGGCCAGGGTCTTCCCCTGGTCGTAATTGACTGGTATGTAGGCGGCTTTGTCACCATACTTCAACCAGGCTGCGTAGGCTGCGCCAAAGCCATCAGCACAGCAGGGATCATTACCGTAGGTGTGATAAAAGATTGTGATCATGCTTTTCTCCGTTTGTGTAACTGTCGCTTTTTAAATTTTTGGGTGCGCCTGGACATGTTTGCAATCTTCAGGGCGGAGCTCCAGCCACAGAGCGTCTTCAAGCTTGCGTAGGGGTGTAGTGCAGGCGCCTAGAACGTCACAAGAATCTATGGTGTAGGAGGCATTTACTTGCACAGGTTCACTCCTTGACCATAGTGGCCCGGGCCACGCTGAGGCTCTTGTCCAGTAGCTTGACAAGGTTTTCCGGCATCTTTCGCTTGCTAAGTGCAAAGGCAAAGGCCTCAGCGAATAGCTCGTGGTAGGATACGGTTGCGTACTCAGAAAGAACTGGACTGAGGTCTTTCTTATTCAAGGTTACCTTGGGCCATACAGAGCTTAGGTCATCTTTGTATCCCGCATTAAACAGTAGATCAAGCTCCTTGATTGACAAGGAGTGGTCAGCCTTAATAGTGCGGATAATCCAGTTGAACGCATTACGCTGATCCTCATCAAGGCCTGTCTTGAAGTCGGAGGGAGGCTCCTCGCCGTCAAGCAACAGATCCAGCAGGGCCTGACTCTGCTCTTTCTTTATAGTTTGCAACTTGATACTGGTGTTGAACACGCGTACCCAGTGGGCCTGAATTTTCGGGCCAGTTAGGTACTCAGCGTGTACGTGATGGCCTATTTCGTGCAGAATGACGTAGGCAAGTTCAATCGTAGACACTGGTACTGATTCAGGGCGAATAGAAAATCGATGTGGGTTCTTTTCGGGCGACTTGCTTCGTTTGTAGAAGCCTGCCCATTTCGTCTTAATCTGAGCGCTACGAATCTCCCATACGGAGTTTGTAGGTGGACTAATTCTGGCTTTTTGGAGTATCTCCGCAGCGTAGTCGAAAGACTCCATGAGCTTACGGCTAACCTCTGGGGTTGGCTTGTATAGGAAGTTGATTGGCCCAAAGTAGTCGTGATGCTTTCGCCCGACAAACCGTGAGGTAACTTCTTGGCCGTACACCGTGCCTGGGTGTGGCTCTTTGCCTAGGTCAAGGACGACATCCTTGACAGAAATTTCAAAACCTGAGCGTAGGTTGTTTACGTGACTGTCGCGCTCATGCACGCCGTAAACAATCCCGTTAGTTATGTGATCAACTTTTCCGAAAAAAATTGTTGAGGTTGTCTTACCGCGAACGCGACCAATGATATAGTGATCTTTCATGTGTGCCTGTAGCTATGGTTAACACCAACGGCTAAGGGCACACTGTCAGGAATTCACTCTCATTTGGTGTGCGGTTAGAAACCCGTTGATAAGAGTAAAATTGAGAAGCAGGGAGGTGTCTTATCTCCCTGACTGCTGACTGTTAGCCGATGTGTACCTGACCACCCACTGTGGCCAGCTGCGGAATAATCACAGTGCCAGGTTGTGGGCTATGCTGAGGCGTGATCAGAACTTGAGGTGTTGAGGTCTCAACTGGGTTTTGTGTTTCGCGTGCACGAAAATCCCCACTTGAGGTCAAGCATACGATCCCATGGCCGTTGGCAGAACCATCAATCTCCAGGAATACTCCGACGAACCCGTCGGGAACCACTGACGTTGGGTATTCCTGGTTGCAATCAACCAGGAAGGTGTCAATTACCAAACCAGCGACACTGTTTTCAGCGTTGCCATAGTCAAAAGCCCTGTTGAGTGCGTCCAAGGTTACGCCACCAGTAAGTTCAAACCTAAGCGTGTGCAGAGTGTCACCTGTGTGATACGGCGACTCACGGTAGCCACGGAATGCCTTGTTCAGGTCAACGCCGTTCCAGAGCGAAGGTTTGAAAATTGGAGCGTCGTCTGTCAGAGTTTCCTGGATTTGGGTGTCACCCACGTCGATGCTGTCAATGTCAACTGCATCATCCTGCGGTGCCCCAGATAATGCCTGATCTTCATCATCGTCAGCATCAGTCTCGGGCTCCTGATCATTTGGAGATAGCAAGGCCTCGATCAGGTTGACAATGCCCGCGTCGGAACCGTAGTAGGTTCGCGTGGCCAGAAAGGTCTCAACGTCCTGCGTGAGAACCTTGAGGCTGTCTGACAAAAACACTACCTGCTGTGGAAACTTGTCAAGCAGTTGAGGGTTCAGTTCCAGGTTTGACACCATAAGCACAGTGGTGTACGTTGAAGGTTTGCCGCGACGTGTACGTTCCCAGATGGAACCTGGGACAAGTTGCAAGTAAGGTGGATGTTGTTGACTCATTGATTTTCTCCAGTTAAAGATTGGTCAGCGTGGTGACAGTCGTTATTTACAGTTTTTCGTATTACTTGCCAACGTTCAGGAAAGGAATGGGCGCACCGGCGTAAACATTTTGAGGCAGCTTGCCGTCCCACTTTTTGGCTTTCTCCAATTCGACCTCGACCCGCTTGAGCTCCAGAATCTCACTGCTAGCCTTAAGCGCAGCACTCTGCAGGCTGATTGATCGAGCTTGGGCCTCGGCAGTTGCGATAGTGGCTCGCGCCTCGGCCTCAGCGACGGCAACCTTTTGTTTCTGTTCGGCCTCAACTGTTTTCAACTTGTTCTCTGCGCCCAAGCGTAACTGTTCCTGAGTAACCTTGGCGTTGATGGCGTCCATGTATTCCTTGCTAAAGGAAAAATCTCGAATGTCAACGTTGATGACCTGCGCTCCATACAGAGCTAGCTTGGTGCTCAGCGTTGACGTGATGTCCGCAGATACCTGACTTCGTTTTGCGATCAGGTCGGTTGCTGTATATCGAGAGGCCACAGCTTTAAGCACCTCCATGGCCGCAGTCTGCACGTAGTTACTCAGGTCACCCGTGTGACTGTATCGCTCATACACCTCACTGATCTTGTTGGGCGTGATCGAATAGCGTACGGTAAGGCTAACGTAGACAGGCTGCGTGTCGCTGGTGCTGGCCTCAGTTCGCTTGATGTCCGCTTGCTCAGCGCGGACAGAAAAGTTGGTAAGCCGCTGCCACGGAGGCAACACAACAAGGCCCTCATTTTCAATGCCCGTGATCTTGCCAAACTGAGTCACAACGCCGCGGCTACCTGTGGGGACCCCGTAAAAGGGCCACAGGTACCAGAACACGACGGCAACAAGTAGAGCTACCACCAGATCCCGGGCTATCGCTAGCGGGTTCCAAACCTCAGTGTCAGCGCCACGGTAGGTAATGGTTTTGGTATAACGACTTTTCATAAAAGTTCCTGATTAGGTTAAAAGGGTTTGCACATATGATTTACAGTTTCACGAGTCGTGAAAGGCTCGGGGCGCATAGCGCATTGACAGCCAGTCACCTGCGGCTTGACCGATTACAACAGCGACTACAGTTAGCCAGTCGCTTTCTATTACGGCTATAACGCCTCCTGATAGCACAAGCAGTCGCACAAGATTGGCCGCAGCGTTAAGCCCAACAACCGCAAACGTTCGATCTCTGGCGATAGCTTGAACGGCTGCTGTGCGCAGCATCGCGTGAGCGAACTGTCCAAGAAAAATTAGAAGAGTTGTCATGATGCCTTAACGCGTATAGTTAGGCCATTAACAAGGCATAAGGAGTTAGAGCCTCGTAGACGTGTGGTAAGCTTCATTATGGAGGCTGCATGTAGCAGCGAAGAAGTGCAGCTCAGTGCCATGTTAGGTCTTTTAGAGCACCAGCCCTGGGTTTCGCTACCCAGGGTCATGATACCGACAACATTAGCCTGGTCCGCGTAGTGCCGAGTTAGCCGCTCTTTTGTGGCTACAAGCCGACAAACGATATAGTGGTTATGATTCGGGTGTGCGGCCACGAATTGAATTACCTGATCCTCAAGATCGTCCCTGAGCACCATACGTGTAGGTAATTTACGTGCTGGTGTAAACAGCGCCAGCACGCGCCGATATAAAAATTTGAGTAGCTTTAACATGGTAGTCGATCTATTGCGCTTATAACCCCACACTTGGAGCAGGTGTATCTGGTTAAGCAGCGACTGATTTTAGTGCCTGTGAAGTCGTGGTCACAGGGATGACCTGAGTAGTCTAGGGAAACGATTTTGTTTCCGTCACAATTTCTACAGACTATGGTATCGGATGTGGCGTTGTACCCAGGTGTGCGGTTTTTCTGATGATACGTACGCAACCACACTGGGCATCGTTCACGACCTGACCCAGCACAACGTGGACAGGGTCCTGATTTAGTCATGGTAGTCTCCTTAGCGGCGCATTGCGCCAATTTGTTGAATTTCTTGCTGAGAGAAAACGGGCACAGTGTTTGACTTGTGCAGTACCGCAGTTCCCAGCATGTTGACGCCACTGTACACGTTGGCAACCCGAACAACAGCAGAGCCTCCAGGAGTAACGCGAGAGGGCAG